GTATTATCTGGTCCAATTTTAATTCCAGCTCCATCAGCAAGCAAATCAGTTGTTGCAGTGGATGCAATACCAACGACAAAATCAGCAAGTTCAATCGTTGAAGAATTGATAATAGTTTGTGTGCCATCTACAAATAAATCACCTTTAATTCTGACGGCACCAGTATTGTCACCAACTGCTGCTGGGTCAATAATAAATTCTGCTGGACCACGAAGTTGTCCATTTACAATTAAATTGTTAGTAACTGTTAATCCACCGCCAACGATGATATCATTGGGCATTCCAATTGTGATTTGGTTATCAGATACTGTTGTATTGATTTCATTCGCTGTTCCAGCAAATGTTATTGTTTGACCAGTGCTTACTGAATCTGCAGTTCCACTATCAGCAGCAATAGTAAAACTTGTTGTTACTTCTGCCCAGGATAAAGTACCTGACGAATTTGTTTTTAAGAAAAAATTATTCGTTGGTGACGATGGAAATGTATAAGTTACATCTGATGCAATATTTGCTGGGGCAGCAAACGAAATTGAATTTGTTCCATTTGCAGTTGCTTCATATACTCTTACTGCTCCACCAGTTGATGAAGTTTCTGTTGTCCAAAATCTACCACTACCAATTATTTTATTTCCTGCCGCACTACCAATGAATAAATCATGATTATCAGTTGTAAATCCAGGTTCACCAGCACTTAACGCTGGGAGGTTTGCGAGTAAACCTCTTTTAAATTTTAAAACAGGTGCAGCCATTGTATTGTAAAAACTTTTTTGCTATGTTTATTTATCAAAAAGTTCCATAGTCAATACTATTATTATCAACATCATCAGCAAGATCTAATATTTCTGATGGATCCACAAAAACAAAATTGCTCGTGCTTGACTGGTAAATAAGAAGTCTTCCATTTGCTAAATTTGATGTGTTAACATCACTCAGAGTAATTAAACTTCCGCCAGCTCCTCCATCGGCACCTTCCCATTTACCAGTTGATGAATTGTACCGTAAAAATTTATTATTAACAGCTGCACTTGTTCTATCAACATCATCTAAGAATTCAAGACGAGTTTCTCCACCACCTCCCTGATTAGAAATATCTCTTAGACCTTGATAAAGAAGATTTCTAAGATCTTTTACCTCTTTTCGAAGACTTTCTATTTCACTATTTTTTTCTTCAATAATATTATCATCTTTGATGAGAGATTTTAAAGTTTTTAATACTTGAGATACTGATGGATTTTCATCTTTTATTTCCTCTTCGTTTTGAATATTGAAAATTTCATCATCATTAGATTCTTCATCAACAATAATTTCATTGGCGATTTCAGAGTTTTCAGAAAAAATTTCAGTTAGTGACTCTATTGTTTCTTGATCATCTTCATTGAGATTAGAGTTAATAAACTCGTCTACAATTTCAATCTTTTCACTAAATAACCAATTTTCAAAAGTTTTTATATCTTTTGTTTCTTTCTTTTTTTTCTCTTCTTCCTTCTTTTTTAAGGTTATAAGTTCTTCAAAAAGATTGTTAATATCTACTTTTGGTTCTTCTATCTTAACTTCTTTTTTTAAATTTTTAGTTTTTAAATCCTTTTTTGATTCTACTACAATTGTTGATTTTTTATTAGGATTAGAAACTTTGGAAATTTTATCAAGCTCTGTTAAAACAAAATTTAGATCTCCTAAAAGAGACTGATATTCTTCCTCTTTCTTCTTTTTTTCCTCCTTAACAAGAGAGAAGAAATCACCTAGATTTGTTTGGTTTTCATCTTTTGTTCTAGGCATTTTCTCTATTGGATAAACCCTGCTTCAATAATTTTTGAAGTTCTGCTGTGGATCCAACAAATAGAGCATTATTAACTGTGGTTGGACCTTTTGGAGCATCATCAGTTTCTAAGTCTTTTAATTTTTTTTGCAAATCCATTAATTTATCAGTCGCGTCAGAAACGCTCTTGATTAATTGACCAGCAACTTCATAAGCTCTTGGAGTGTCACTTTCCTGAGCCAACTCTAATATATTATTTATTGCCTCTTGACCTTTTTCAATTATTGAATATAAGTTTCCTCTTGTGTATTCATAATCTTTTTTGATGTCTGTTCCACTAGATACTTTTTGTATTTCCTTTGATAATTTTTCAGCAGATACAATTTCTCCCTCTACATCAAATACGTCATTCAATTCGCTGAATTTATCGGTTTTCATAAGTCAACATCAGTATTAAGTGTTGGACTAAATTCTTTGAAATCTTGGAAGAAAGAAACTGTCTCATTAAAACCAAAATCATCTCCAATTTCAATTAAATCATTATCAGCAGTTGTAATTGTTTTAACTGTAGACCCTCGTACATGTTCGGTTTGAGTTGTATTATCTTGACCTCTTCTAACTGTAAGTTTGTTTCCAGATATTGAGGTGATATACATTTCTTCTTTATTAACATAAATGTATGATGATGTAGATAGATTCGTTGCATCATTGACAACAAATATTGTCTGACCAACAGGAATATCTTCATCCAAAGTAGTAACAATACTATTATTATAATCTTTGGTGGCTCTTGGAGTTACTGTATATCTCATTTCTCTCTTCGGAGTTTCAAGACCAGTCATAACATCAACAGTAGCCTTCTTAATAATCTTACTGTCTTGTACAGGACCAAACAGATGTGTTTTGGCTGTAAAAATTAAAGTATATACAAGAGCTCTTCTTGTGGTATAATCTCCCTCATATTGATCATCCATTGAAATGGATTCTAATTGAATTGGAACATCTTTATTTTCATCAATTGTTTCAACTAAATTAATTGTTAAATTATATGATGGTTGAAAATATGGTAATATTTGTTCAATAATTTGAAGAGCGTCGTCATTTGTTTTTGATAAAATTGACAGTTCAAATCTCATATTATAAGGCACTGGCATAAATGTCTTTTTTTGAAGTTTTGGATTAGATGGATTTTTTGTTATAAAAGATTTTGTTGATGTTGTTTTTCTAGAAGGATCATATGTAATCCCTGTAAATTCAAAAGACATTCTTGGTAATGTCAATTGAACTGGTTTATTCAAGTCTGGTGATTGTTCTAATCTTGCTAAAAATTTCTGTGTAGGACCATAAGCAAGAGGAACCTTCATCACACTAAAGGTGCTATTATTATTATCCTTATGTTGAATGTTTATATTATTAAAAAGAGTGCCAAATCCGATGACTGTTCTTCTAAAAATTTCGTGATAAAAATATTCAAACATTTTCTAACTCTATTATATAAACTATTTAACAACTTTTTAAATTATGGTTCACCAAATGGATTTCTTTGTGTAAAATCTAAAATATCATCAGCATTAATTTCGATAATATCATTCTGAGCATAAGGATCAACAAGATCTTGAGTTTCTGCGCTGTAAAATGCATAAACTGCTCCAGACTCTGAACCAGTTATTGCCTCACCACTTACAAAACTACCAGTAATGATGCCAACTTGAAGATCCTTAGTTGATGATGTCCAATTTTTAACTCTTGCTGTTGCTCCAGAACTACTACCAGTAATTACTTCATTAAAGAGATAATTACCTGTGCCAAGAGTATTTGGTGCAGCAACTGTAATTGTCGGAACAGATGTATATCCAGATCCAGCGTTAGTGATATAAATTGCAGATATTGCATTTCCAGATAGGATTGAAAATCCTGTTGCGGTGGTTCCTCCACCAGGTGCGCCAGAAAAAGTTATGACAGGTGCTGTTGTGTATCCAGAACCACCGCTGGTGATTGTAACGATGCCAACGGTTCCTGTTGTTCCAATACCTACGGTTGCAATTCCACCACTACCAGTTGTGCTTATAAAACTGATTCCTGGTGGTCTTGTATACCCAAAACCAGGATTTACAATTACAACAGAACTAATTCCAAGTCCAGAATTTGCAAATGCCAAAGCTGATGCAGTTTTTCCTCCTGTTGGAGCTGAGGATATAGCTACAATTGGATCACTTTCATAATCAAATCCATCGTTAATTAATTGAATAAATTGCAATCCACCATTGTGAATAGTGGTTAGAGCATTAGCTGTTGATCCAATCCCAACGAGAGTGAGAGTCTGAATATATCCATTTTCTTTGATATTATCATCAATGGTTTCTACATCAGTATCAATGATTTCATCTTCATAACGGAAAAGTTCACATCTCAGTTCATAAACATAAGTTTTTTGAAGTTGATAAAATGGTTGTTCGTGTTCAACAAATTTGATCTCAAACAATCTATCTCCAAGAGGAAACCAAATTAAATCACCTTCTTTTGGTCTAGTTGATAGTTCAATATTTGGTAGATTTTTTATTAATGGAGAAATATAATTTTCATATCTTTCTTTTGATATGATTAATGTTAGATCATTTAAAGGTTGCACACCAAATTTTGACAGAATAGTTCCCTGTCCTTCATATCCATCATAGGTATTGACATAGGCTTCTATTGGATATGCATTATCAAATTTCGATTGTATTACCTCTTTAATAACTGTTTTTTTAGTTACATATTTTCTAGGGAGATAGTAAACTTCAACTCCATACATTCGAAGTTGCTCATTAATGAGGCTTTGTATTAATCCTTGCTCTGAGGATGTTCCTTGAGTGAAAAACGGATTAAGTGCCATATCATCCTATCAAATCTAGTGGTGGTAACTCATAATAAGATGAACTCCTATCAAGAAGATAATCAAGTTCTCTTTGTCCATCATCATAAATTTGTCTTCCATTAAGTTCCACACCTCCAGGGAGTCTAACTCCTTGAAATTTAATTAGATTCATGCCCCACTGTCTTTTTACAAGAGCAGTTAAATATTGTTTTAGAAAAGAATCATTCCAAACTTGCGAGTATGTGTTTGGATCTAAGAGTCTATGACAATCTAGGATTATATAATCGCCCACATTTAAACTTTCAAAGTCAATATCTAAATATAATCTATCTTGTCTTTTGTTAAATCTAATTGCTTTATGTGTTGTTAATAAAAAATCAATAGTTTCTAAATAAGATCTTGTCATTGAATATGTTAAAAGTTCCGTTGATCCAAAATAATAAATGTCATTTAAAAATAACTGATATTTAATACTAAACATATTATTGGTCAAAGAATTTGATCCGTCAAATTTAAATATTTTCGTAACTCCAATAATAGATGGAGGAACTTCGATATAATTACTATTCTCATTATATGTAAACGTCGTAGCAGCACCAACTATCGTTGTGGTAACAGTATCTGTGGTTAATCCCACAACAGAATTATTTAAAGGTGCTCTTCCTTTATCAATATCATTTTGAGTAATTTTATATTTTAAAAAAGTTTGATATACTCCATCAAAATGTCTTTCTTGAAAATATTGAACCGCGTCATCCACAAGATCTTCGATTTGCTCATCAGACACGTTAAT